GCGCTCGAGCATCAGCTCGTCGTACTCGCCGTAGGCTTGCCACGCATCGCTGCCGTAGGCGGGGCGCGCGTCGTACCAGCGATCGAAGGCGACGGGCAGCTTGCCGGCGGCGAGGCGTGCGTTCAGCGCTTCAGCAAGGCGCTCGGCTTGAGGCAGCACGTCGGACTCGAAGCGGCCGGTGTCGACATCGAAGCGGCGGCGGTTGCCAGCCTTGTCCTCAGCGACAACGAAGGCGGCGTGACCGTGAATGTGACCGCGGGGGTTGTCGTAGTCGGCCATCTCGGGATTGGTGCCGATGATGACGATGTCGGTAGCGGCGAAGAAGGCGATCGGTTGCATGTTTGACTCCTGAGAAAAGGTTGGTGACGACGGAACAAATTGTTGCGCAACTAAACAAACGGTGTCAACGCAATCCCGACAAAATCGCTCGTCAATCAGGGAAAACCCTGGAGTTGTGTGGCGAGTGCGCAACAAACTGTTGCGTAGAACCAACGACTTGTGATACAGTCCCGGCCAATCCGCGCGTTGCGCGGGCCAAGAACAACATGCCAGTGGCTTCCCCTCCTGAGGGCGAAGCCATGCCTGTTTTCAGCTACACCGAGGCCTCCATGACTCTGATCGACAACTGGAAGGCAGTTGCGATCAGGGCGTGGTCCATGCGCCTGGTTGTGCTGTCCGCAATCCTGTCCGGCGCCGAGGTGGCGCTGCCGCTGTTCTCCGATGCCGTGCACCGCGGCACGTTCGCGGCGCTGGCCATCGTTGTGTCCCTGGGCGCGGCGGTATCCCGCCTCGTCGCGCAGCCGAAGCTGCACCAATGATCCCGTCGTCTGCGCGTACCAAGGTCGCTGGCCTGGTGCTGAGTGCGGCCGCCTTGGTGGGCCTGGCACTGCACGAGGGGTACGAGCCGGTGGCCAAGCCGCCGGTGCCGGGGGATGTCGACACGGGGGGCTTCGGCTCGACCCGTCGCGAGGACGGCACGCCGATGAAAGCCGGCGAGAAGGTGCCGCCCACCCGGGCGCTGGTGCTGCTGCTCAACGATGCCGCCAAGGCGGAGCGCGCCGTCAAGCGCTGCGCACCGGTGCCGATGCACCAGTACGAGTTCTCGGCCTACGTCTCGTTGACCTACAACATCGGCGAGACCGCGTTTTGCACCAGCACGCTGGCGCGCAAGCTCAACGCCCTCGACTACGAGGGAGCGTGCAAAGAGATCCTGCGCTGGGACAAGTTTCAGGGGCAGCCGCTGCGAGGGCTGACCAACCGACGCCAGGTTGAGTACAGGCAGTGCATCGGGGAGGCCGAGTGATCATTCCGCCAAGCCTTGCGGTCTACGCCGCCCAGGCGTGGGTGAAGGTGGTTGCTGTAGTGGTCCTGGTGGTCGCGCTGGTGGGTGCCGGGTGGCACTACGGCGCCAAGCACGCGCGCATCAGCTGTGAGGGCGCGCGGGCGGTTGAGCGCAGTCAATGGGACCAGGAGCGGTCCCGCCTGGCGATGGCCTACGCCGCGGCCGAGAAGGCTGCCCGGGCCGAGGAGAGGCGACGTGCCGAAGAATCGCAACGCATCGTGGACGACCTGGGCAAAGCTCAAGCTGCTACTGCTGCTCGAGCTGCTCGTGCTGAGCGGACTGCTGACAGCCTGCGCGACGAAATCGCCAGACTCAACGCCCGCCCTGCCCCACCAGCCGGCAGCGATCCCGGCCTTGCCGGCTACGCTCGCGAAGCCACCGTCGCCCGAGAGCTCCTTGGAGCGTGCGCAGAAGAATATCGAGGAGTGGCGGCGGAAGCTGACGAACTCCGCAACCAACTGACCGGGCTACTGGGCTGGGTCGACGCCATCAGGAAGACGCAATGACGCCGGACTCCCCAGAATTCGCCGTGGCTCTGTCACGCATGCAGGACATGTCGAAAGACCTGCAGGAGATCAAGTCCTCCATGAAAGAGCTCGCCTCTGCGGTATCGCGGTTGGCAGTGATCGAGGAGCGACAGGCCAACACCAGCGACAGCATCACCCGGGCCTTCAAGGAAATCCGCAACGTCGCTGACCGCGTGACGGCGCTGGAGCAGAGCCAGCCCATGAACAAGCACTCGACGGAGATCGTGCAGACCGTGACCAAATACGTGCTCGTGGCCGTGCTCGGCGCGGTGATCTCCGGCCTGTGGGTGCGTCAGCCCTCAGTGCCCACAGCCAATCCGCCCGCGATCGTGGGCAAGTGACATGAACAACCCCAACCCCCAGGCCCAGCAGCAGACCGACGACTTCGAGGGCTTCGAGCTCGACCTCGACTCCGACGCGCCACTGGCGCCGGCCTGCCCGCTCAATCCTGGTGAGGGTGAGTGCGAGGCGTGTCAGTAACTCATGGCACGCAGGGGCAAAGACAACGCCATCGACTGGGACGCCATCGAGCGCCAGTATCGACTCGGCACCAAAAGCAACAGCCAGCTCGCCGCTGACTTCGGCGTCGAGGTCTCGAGCATTGGCCGCCGGGCGAAGAAGTACGGCTGGGTGGCCAACAAATCCGAGGAGGTGCAAGCCACTCGGGAAAGCCTGCTGATCCAGGCTGCGCTGGGGAATGCAAATCCGAATGCAACGCCCAGTGCATTAGAGGTCAAGGCCGCCGCCCAACAGGGTGCCGACGTGGTGATGGGTCACCGCAAGGGCCTGGCCCGGCTCGGCGCGCTGCGCGACAAGCTGCTGGCCGAGATCGAGGTGATCACCGACAACCGCGAGCTGTTCGAGCAGCTGGGCGAGGTGTTGGACGAGTCCGGTGAAGACGCCAACGGGCGCTTCCGGGCTGACAAGCAGAACGAGATCTACCGCAAGGTGATCTCGATGACCGAGCGCATCGACAGCACCAAGAAGCTCGCCGAGATCGACGAGAAGGTGCGCAAGGGTGAGCGCGAGGCGTTCGGCCTCGACAAGGACAACGGCGGCGACGCCCGGTTCGAGGAGCTGCTCGGCAAGATCTCGCTGGAGGGCTGATGTCGGAAGCCGACACGCTCGCCAAGTTGCGGCTGCTGCAGCGCAACCTCGAGGTCTATGCGGCGCACTGCCTCAAGATCCTGGACAAGAGCGGCACCAAGCTGCCGTTCCTGCTCAACCAGGCGCAGCGATTCGTGCACGAGCGCCTGGAGAAACAGCTCGCCGAGACGGGAAAAGTCCGGGCTCTGATCCTGAAGGGAAGGCAGCAGGGCATCTCGACTTACGTTGGTGCGCGCTACTACCACAAGACCTCGATGTTCCACGGCCAGCGTGCGTTCATCGTGGCGCACGAGCAGAAGGCGACGAACAACCTGTTCTCGATGGTCAAGCGATACCACGAGAACAACCCCTGCCCGATCAGCACTGGCGCGACGAACGCGCAGGAGCTGATCTTCGACAAGCTCGACGGCGGCTACAAGCTGGCCACCGCGGGCACCAAAGACGTCGGCCGATCCAACACCGCGCAGCTGCTGCACGGCTCGGAGTTCGCGTTCTGGGACAACGCGGCGATGCACCTGGCGGGCATCGGCAACACCATCGGTGACCTGCCGGGCAGCGAGATCATCCTCGAGTCCACCGCCAACGGCCTGGGCAACCAGTTCCACGAGATGTGGCAGCAGGCCGAGGCGGGCAAGGGCGAGTACATCGCCATCTTCGTGCCCTGGTTCTGGCAGGCCGAGTACCGCGCCAAGGTGCGCGAGGACTTCGAGCTCGCTGACGAGGATCGCGAGTACATGCTGGCCCACGGGCTGGACATGGAGCAGATGCAGTGGCGGGCGAACAAGATCGCCACCTACGGCCGCGGCCACGAGTGGCTGTTCGACCAGGAGTACCCGGCCACTGCGGCGCTGGCGTTCAAGACGTCGACGCTGAACCCGCTGATCAGCCCCAATGCGGTGGCGCGAGCAGCCAACACGGACTACCGAGAGCGCTCGGGCCCGCTGATCATCGGCTGTGACCCGGCCGGCGACGGCGAGGGCAAGCACGACCGGAGTGCGATCGCGTTCCGCCAGGGCCGCACCTGCTTCCGCCTCGAGTGGCTGCCGGACGACTGGAACACGATGCAGATCGCCGGCCGCCTGGTGGAGATCTGGAACACGCTGCAGCCCGACGCGATCATCGTCGACAAGGGCGGCCTGGGTGCGGGCATCCACGACCGGCTGGTCGAGATGAACGTGCCGGTGATCGGCATCAACAACGCCGAGCGCGACATCGACCCGGAGCGCTACGAGAACATCCGCGCCGGCATGTGGTGGCGCATGGAGGAGTGGTTCCACGACTTCCCCTGCCGGATCCCGAACGATCCGGCGCTGATCGCCGACATCACGGCGCCGCAGCCCGACGTGCACTCCAACGGCAAGAAGTTGCTGGAGGCGAAGAAGAAGATGGCCAAGCGCGGCATCCGCAGCCCGGACGGCGGCGATGCCCTGGCCCTGACGTTCGCTGTGCCCGTGGCGCCGCGGATGAGAGAGACCCTGGGCATGCCCGGGGGCTCATACAAGCCGCCGACATCGGCCGGCTACTGAGGACACACGATGGACAAGACCGAATACACCAGCGCCTGGACTGAGGGCGAGGAAGACGCCCCGGCGCAGAACGCTGTGGCGGCCGCCGCCAAGAAGACGGCCGCGACCGACCGCGAGGCGTACATCACTGCCTACGCCGACCTCGAGGACGGCAAGTCCAAGAACGCCGAAGACGTCAAGGACAAGCCCAAGGCGAAGGACGAGGAGAAGTCCGCATGAGGAACGCCGGCGAGTTCATCCTGACCCTGCTCAATGCGCGCACCGCTGCGCACGTTGCGCACCTGTCGGTCAGCGGCCCAGGCTCGTACGCCAAGCACACCGCGCTGGCCGAGTTCTACGAGGGCATCGCCGAACTCGCCGACCGTTTCGCCGAGACCTACATGGGCTGCTACGGCGAGCTCATCAAGTTCGGCGGCTCGAGCTTCAAGATGGAGCGCGACCCCATCAAGATGCTGGAGTCGCTCAAGGCCGTGATCGGCAGCGCTCGCGGTGAGTGCGGCGACCACGGCTACCTGCAGCAGATCTGCGACGACATGATGGAGCTCGTCGGGACCACGCTCTACAAGCTCCGATTCCTGGCCTGACGTGGACGCATCCGACCAGACCCAATACGCGCTGGCAGCTGCCGACCAGCTGCGCGACGATCCGCAGCAGACGGTGGCCCTGGACGCCCTGGGCGTCGAGCTGCTGGCTGAGTTCGCCCGCGCTGAGCTCGATCGCCGCCTGACCGAGGAGCGCTGGCTGCAGGACCTGCGCCAGTACCGCGGCCGCTACGACCCCGACGTGCTGGCGGCCATCGGCCCCAACCGCTCGAAGGCGTTCGTGCGCAAGACTCGGGTCAAGGTCAAGACGGTCGACAGCCGCGTGGCCGACCTCCTGTTCCCGGCTGGTGCCGAGAAGAACTGGGAAGTCGACAGCACGCCCGTGCCCAGCGTGTCGCGTGAGCAGCGCGCCATGGCAGCGCAGCAGCTGCAGAGCATGTCGCGTGGCCAGCCGGTGCCAGCTGAGGCGCTCGAGCGCTTCCTGCTGGAGGTGGTGCGCCAGTCGGCCAAGAAGATGTCCAAGGTGATCGAGGACCAGCTGGTCGAGGCGCGCTACAAGGACGTGTCGATCAAGACGATCCACAGTGGCCACCTGTACGGCACAGGGATCATGAAGGGCCCGCTGGTCGAGCGCAAGATCAGGACGACCTTCACGCAGCAGGGCAACAACTGGGTGCCGAAGTCCGAGAGCTACGTGGTTCCGTTCGTGGACTACGTGCCCATCTGGCGCTTCTACCCGGACATGAACGCCACCACGCTCGAGCAGTGCAAGTACGTCTACGAGCGTCACAACATGACCCGGGCGGACCTGGCCGAGCTCGCCCAGCGCAAGAGCTTCAACCGCCAGAAGATCGTCGACTACCTGAAGGCGCACCCGGACGGCGAGATCAAGCTGCGCTACTACGACAACGAGCTGCGCATCATCGGCGAGCGCACGGCCAACCAGGGCAACAAGAACAACCAGTACGAGATCCTCGAGCGCTGGGGCTACATCGACGGCGCCAAGCTGAAGTCGGTGGGCGTCAAGGTCCCCGAGGAGCGCATGCACGAGACGTTCTTCAGCAACGTCTGGCTGCTGCCCAACGGCGAGGTGATCAAGGCGGTGCTGCAGCCGATCAACGGCGTGACCTGGCCCTACCACCTGTACTACTTCGACAAGGACGAGACCTCGATCTTTGGCGAGGGCCTGGCCGCCGTGATGCGCGACGACCAGACCATGCTCAACGCCAGCGTGCGCATGATGCTGGACAACAGCGCGATCACCTCGGGCCCGATGCTCGAGGTCGCGCCTGGCCTGCTGGCCAACACGGATCGCATGGATGAGATGCACCCGTGGAAGATCTGGTTCCGCAACACCGCGCAGCCAGGCCAGCCGGCGGTGCGCTCGATCGAGCTACCCTCGCGCCTGGGCGACTTGGCCGGCATGGCCGACCGCTTCGAGCAGAACGCCGACGAGGTGACCGCGATCCCGCGCTACATGAGCGGCGAGAACACCTCCACCGGTGCGGCCGGCACGGCCTCGGGCATGTCCATGCTGATGGGCGCGGCCAACATCGTCATCAAGGACCTGATCAGCGCCTGGGACGAGGGCGTGACCCGGCCGTTCCTGACCGCGCTCTACCGCTGGAACATGCAGTTCCACAAGGACAACAGCATCAAGGGCGACTACGACGTCAAGGCTCGCGGCACGGCGTCCCTGGTGGCCAAGGAAGTGCGGGCCCGGCAGCTCAACGAGTTCGCCAACCTCACCGCCAACGAGCTCGATGCGCCCTACATCAAGCGCGACAAGCTGAACCGCATGCGCGCCGAGGCCAACGAGCTGGGCGACGTGGTCAAGAACGAGGACGAGGTCAAGGAAGAGACCAACAGCCCGCAGGCGCAGATGCAGGCGGAGCTCGCGCAGGCCCAGGCTCAGCTCATGCTGCAGGAGGCCCAGGCCAAGGTGCAGAAAATGATGGCCGACGCCGAGCTCGCCCAGGCCAAGTCCCGCGAGACCCTGGCGCGCATCGACATGATCGTGGCCGAGGCCGTGAACAAGCGCGTCGAGGCGGTCTACGCGGCGCTGCAGGCCGGTGGCGTGGCCACCAGCAACCCGACCATCGCGCCGGCCGGCGACGAGATCCTGCGCAGCTCCGGCTGGCAGGACGCGACTCCGGATCCGTCGATCGCCCAGCTCAACGGCCCGCCGGTGCAGGCCGACCAGGGCACGATGGTGCGCATGGGCGCCAACGAGCAGTTCGCCGCCGAGCCACGTGGCAACACCAGCCCGGCCGAGCCTGGCGTGCCGATGGACGCGCAGCCGCAGATGAGCGTGCCGCAGCCTGATCCCCAGGCCATGACCGGCATGGACGGCGTGCGCGGCGGCATCGAGACGCCGCAGATCTGATGGAAGACGAAGGCCTCCTCGCCGTCAAGGCGCTGCAGAGCGCAGCCACTGCGGTGGCCGAGTTCCGCGGCGCCGACCCGCTCATCCACGTCGACCGCATGCTCTCGAGCCTGGCCGACGTCTACCGCGCCCAGCTCGCCGACGTGTCAGTGGAAGAGCTGCAGCGCGTGCAAGCGCACCTGAAACAGACGCTCGCCATCCGCGCCGTGCTGCGCGGCCAGCAGGCCCTGCCGATGGTTTGATCTCAGCCCCCGGGCCGTTGGCCAGGGACAGTGTGAGCCGGGCGACCGGCTATTGGTAGCCGATCGAAAGGACAACATGGCAACCCAAGACCAGATGAAAGACGAGCGCGACGAGTTCGCTGCCGCTTTCAGCGAAGACGACGCTCCTGCTCAGCAGATGAGTGAGGACGAGGCGTTCGGCCTCAACGAGCCTCCCGCTGAGCCGGCCGCCGAGGCCGATGCCGACGTGGCGATCGTGGTCGACGCCGACGAGGTCGAGAAGGCCGCTGGCGATGCCGTGGCCAAGGACACCGCGGTGGCTGCAGCTGAGCCCGCCGAGGCGCCCGAGATGATGTCCGACGAGGGCGACGCCGCTGAGGTGAAGCCGCCCATGGTCGACATGGAGAAGGAAGTCCAGCGCCTGAAGAGCTGGGAAGGCCGGCTCAAGGCGATGGAGGCCAAGCTCAAGGCTGCTGGCGCCGACCAGCCCGAGGAGCAGAAGGAGGCCGTGAGCGAGGCTATCGAGCAGGCCGCCGAGGCGGCTGACACGCCGGCCGAGGCCGAGAGCGTGGAGCAGATCGCCGAGCAGGTCGAGGACGGCTCGATGACCCCGCAGCAGGCGATGAAGCAGCTCGCTGAAGACTTCGGTGAGGACTTCGTCAAGATGATCGAGGCGATCGCCGTGGCCAAGGCCAAGGAGGCCGGCGGCGCTGCAGCCAGCGAGAAGTTCGGCGAGCTCTCCAAGACCGTCGACGAGGTGATCGCCGACATCGTCGACACCAAGGCGCGATCGCACTTCGAGATGATCGCCGACAGCCACCCCGACTTCCAGGAGGTGGGCGCGAGCGAGGAGTTCAAGGCCTACGTCGAGGCGCTGCCCGAGGACCAGAAGGGCCAAGCCATGGAGGTCATCGCCAACGGTTCGGCCAAGCAGATCATCAAGCTGCTCGACGGCTTCAAGAAGAGCGCCACCGCGGCGCCCGCTGAGGAGCTCACCGAGGCTGCTGGCGAGTCGATCGTCGACGAGGCCACCGAGGAGCAGATGGACGCCGCCGAAGGTGTCCGCAGCTCCGGCATGAAGCTGCCCGAGCAGCCCAAGTCCTCGAACTACGAGGACGCCTGGAACGACTACTGATACGCCCGAGGCCTCTGCCCTGCACGCCTCGGCTTTCATCACGGCGTATCTGCCGCCACCGATAAACACGGAGTATCGGCGGGCACAGATACGCAACGCATGTGGAAGGCAGTCCACACGAGCTGCCTCACAGCCGGCGTAGCGGGGTGCGCCGGATACCAAACACCCAGCACCTGGAGCACGACAAACCAGTCGCGCATGAGAAGAGAACCCGGGACACGCTACGGCGCCCCAGCAACGGTTCTGCGAATCTGCATACGGCACACGGGACAGTCCACACGCTCCTCTCCGAGATGGCTGTGAAAACAGCGAATTTGATCTGCCATTAACGAAAGGAAATCAAAATGGCTCAGACCGCATACGGCGACATTTCGCCCCGTACCGCCGCTTACGCAGAGAAAGAACTGCTGAAGCGCGGCATCCCCTACCTGGTGCTCGAGAAGTTCGGCCAGGCCAAGGCTTTGCCTGAGGCCAGCACCAAGGTCATCAAGTTCCGCCGCTACAACGCGCTGCCGAACACCCCGACGACCCTGACCGAAGGCGTGACGCCTGGCGGCCAGACGTTGGCGGTGACCGACGTGACCGCGACCCTCGCCCAGTACGGCGACAAGGTCACGATCACCGACGTGATCCTGGACACCCACGAGGACCCGACCCTGAACGAGTCGGTGGCCCTGCTGGGTGAACAGGCCGCGCAGATGATCGAGAAGATGCGCTTCGGCGTGCTGAAGGCTGGCACGAACGTGCTGTACGCCAACGGCGCGACCCGCAACGCCGTCAACACCGCGATCAGCATCACGCTGCAGCGCCGTGCCGTGCGTGCCCTGAAGCGTCAGAACGCTCGCTTCATCACCTCCATCGTCCGCTCCACGCCGTCCTACGGCACGGAGAACGTGGCTCCTGGCTTCGTTGCCCTGATCCACCCGGACCTGGAGGCTGACGTGCGCGGCCTGACCGGCTTCGTGCCCGCTGAGAAGTACGGCACCATGACCCCGTGGGAAAACGAGCTCGGCAAGTGCGAGGACGTGCGCTACGTGTCCTCGACCATCTTCGAGCCGTGGGCCGACGCTGGCGGCGCCAAGGGCACCATGTTGTCCACGACCGGCACCAACGCCGACGTGTACCCCGTGCTGTTCCTGGGCCGTGATGCCTACGGCATCATCGCGCTGAAGGGCATGTTTGCCTTGACCCCCATGGTCGTGAACCCCAAGCCGTCGGATTCCGATCCGCTGGCCCAGCGTGGTCACGTCGCATGGAAGGCCATGCAGACCTGCGTCATCCTGAACGACAGCTGGATGATCCGCGGCGAGGTCGCTGCGACCGCCTGATCGGCAGCCGGGTAACACCGGCTTCGAGTGACAAGCCCCCATTCGTGGGGGCTTTCTATTGGTGCGGCGAGAAATTGATCGCGACCAACCCGATGCCGGGGCGGGTAAACCCCGGCAACTTCTGTGAGGCCCCATCAACATGAGCAACAACACGCAAGTGTCGGACATCGACAGCGCGCCGGAGGCTTCGGCCCCCGCGTCCAAAGCCGCAGCCAAGCGCACGGCCAAGGTCGATGGCTTCGACATCGCCCTTTCGGGCAAGAAGAAGACGATCACGATTCACACCTCCGAAGCTGAGGGCGGCCACGAGGCCGTGCCCATCGGCTTGAACGGCTACATGTACCAGGTGCCTCGCGGCATCCCGGTCGAGGTGCCGGAGGAGCTCGTGCTGATCCTCGAGAACGCCAAGGTCACCACCTTCCATCCGAGCAAGGAACCCGGCCAATTCGTGGAACGCACCAGCAATCGGTACGCCTTCAGCGTTCACTGATCCACCAACCCTGAGGTAACACCATGGCCGCGTCCACCCTCGTCAAAGACGTCCTCTACCGGGTGTCGTCGCAACTGCACGACATCAGCCCACAGTTCACGCGCTGGACCCAGCGCGAGCTCGTGTCCTGGCTCAACGATGGCCAGAAGGCGATCGCCAAGTACATGCCGTCGAGCTGCTCGAGGGTGGACACCATCAAGCTCTCGCCTGGCACCCGCCAGTCCATCGAGACCCTGCTGGCGGCCAACCTGATCACCAGCGACGGGTCCACCCCGGCGCAGGTGCTGGGCAACTACCTGCAGTCGGTGATCCGCAACATGGGCGCCGCCGGCAACACGCCAGGCAACGCCGTGCGTATCGCTGACCGCGAGGTGCTCGACGTCAACACGCCCAACTGGCACACCGCCACCGCCACCGCGGTGTCGCAGTACGTGTTCGACCCGCGCACCCCGAAGATCTTCTACGTCTCTCCGGGCGTGCCGGCTACCCCCGCGGTGTGGGTGGAGGTGTCTTACCTCGCCAGCCCGGTGGAAATCAGCGTGAGTGGCAGCTACGGCATGGATGGGGTCGACACCACCAAGATCTCGGTGGACGACCGCTACGTCGACGACCTCGTCAACTACGTGCTGGCCCGCGCCTACATGAAAGATGCCGAGTTCGCCAACAACGCCAACCAGGCCGCGGCCGCGACGCAGCTGTTCACCGGCAGCATCAACGCCCAGGTGGCCGCGCTGACCGGCGTGAACCCGAACCTGCGCAGCCTGCCGTTCAACCCGACGGTGCCGAGCAATCAGCCCCCGGCTGCGTAAGCGATGACCCCCACGCAGCTCCTGCCTTACCTGCTGCCAGAGACGCCCGGCGTGCCGGACGCTCTGGCGGAGCAGGCAATCATGCGTGCGGCGCATGAGTTCTGCACCGAGTCCGGGGTCTGGAACGAGATCCAGGACCCGGTCAGCGTCATCGACAACGTCAACGAGTACGACCTCGACAAGCCCACCGGCTCGGTGATCGTCACGATCAAGTCGATCTGGATGGTCAACCGCGAGCTCGTGCCCGTGACGATGGAGCGGCTGCAGGAGCTGATCCCCAACTGGCAAGAGGCGAAGGGCTCCGACCCGGCCTACTACAACTGCCCCAACGACTGGTCGGTGGTGCGGATCTACCCGATCCCGTACGGCGCGAACAAGGCGAAGATGACCATCCGCGCCATCTACGCGCCCGCCCAGTTCGGCAGCACCCTGCCGCAGTTCCTGGTCGACAAGCACCTCGACGACCTGCTTGCTGGCGCCAAGGCGCGCCTGATGCAGATGCCGGGCAAGGCCTGGAGCAATCCGCAGCTCGCGCTGCTCAACCAGGCTGCGTTCAACGACGGCATCACCAAGGCCAAGGTGGGCATCGCACACGACCGCGTTGCGGGCAGCGTGCGCGTGCGCCCCGTTCGTTACGGCTACCGCTGAAGGAAATCATGGCGGAAAAAATCAAGCTCGTGCAGGGCGACTCCCTCCCGTGGATCACCCTCACGCTCACTGACACCAACACGGGATTGCCAGTCGACCTCACGGCCGTCGGCACCACCGTGCGCGTGTACTTCCGGGCGGCCGGCGAGGCCACCGTGCTCTCCACCTTGCTGTGCGAGAAGCTCAACAGCGGAAGTGAGGGGAAGGTGCGATTCAACTTCGCAGGAGGCGCACTCAACGTGGAGCCCGGTGCCTACGAGGGCGAGGTGGAGGTCGACTTCGGCGGGGCCAAGCAAACCATCTACGACGTTCTCAAATTCACTGTGCGTTCGCAATTCAACTGAAAGGAAATTGAACCATGTCTGCAATGTCCGACTACCTGGAAAACAAGCTCGTTGACCAGATCTTCCGCGCCCAGGCGTTCACCTTCCCGTCCACGCTCCATGTGGGCCTGTTCACCGCGGCGCCGGGCGAAGCGGGCGGCGGCACCGAGGTCTCCGGCGGCAGCTACGCGCGCGCCGCTGTGACTGCATCGCTCGCCAACTTCGCCGGCACGCAAGGCGCGGGCACCACGGTCGCCTCCAGCGGCACGGGCGGCCAGACCAGCAACAACGCCACGATCACGTTCGCCACGCCGGGCGCCTCGTGGGGCACGGTCACGCACTTCGGCATCTTCGATGCCGCGTCCGGTGGCAACCTGCTGTTCTTCGGTGCGCTGACGATCGCCAAGACCATCAATCAGGGCGACACCGTCACGTTCCCGGCCGCGTCGCTGTCCGTGACCTTCGCGTAATAGCGCGGAGCAGCAATGCTGCTGAATGGCGGCGCACTCAATGCGCTGACGCTCAACGGTGGCCAGTCGGTCACCTTGGAGGGGTCGCTTGCGGCCTCCTCCAGCGTAGCGCCGGCGCTCGCCGCCAGTAAGCAGCTGGCCGGATCCCTCACGGGGTCTGGCACGACCTCGACCGTCGCCTCGGCGATCGGGAAGAGGTTGGGTGTCTCGGCCGCGGCCGCGGCCACCCTGGCTGGCAACTTCACGCTGGCCAAGCCGATTGCGGGCTCGGCCAGCGCGGCCGTCACCGTCGCGCCCGCCCTGCGCAAGACGGTGGCCCTGGGGGGCTCGGCCAGCACCGCGGCCACCGTCGCCGGCTCAGTGGGTGCGGCGATTACCCTGCAGGGCGCGCTCAGCGCTACGGCGACCAGCTCGGCCACGGCGCGCGCCGCGTTTGTGCTGGCTGCGTCACCTTCAGTCAGCGCTACCGTCGCCGGCAGTCCGGTGGCGGCGCGACCACTCGCAGCCGGCGCCACCGGCGCGGCCACCGCGGCCGGCAGCCTGGGCGCAAGCAAGCCACTGGCGTCCGCGATCAACACCGCGGCCACCACGTCCACCACGCTCAGCAAAGCGCCGAGCCTGGCGGGCAGCATTACTGGCGCTGCTACCGTTTCCGCCGCCGTCGCCAAGTCGGCGCCCCTGGCGACAAGCATCACCGGTGTCGCCACCGCGGCCGGCGCGCCGCTGGTGGCCTACCAAGTGGCCGCCGCGGCCACCACGGCCGCGACCGCGTCGACCAGCCTGGGCGTCGCGGTCCGGGCTGCGGCATCGATCACGTGTGCCGCCACGACTGGTGCCGGCGTCACCCTGGCCAAGCCCATCGCCGGCGCGGCCACTGGGGTGGCCACCACCGCGGCCGCCCTGAGCAGGACGGGATCCTTGGCTGGTGCGGCCACGGGTTCTGCCACCGTCACCGGCGCCCCGCTGGTGGCCTACACCGTTGCCGCGGCCGCCACCGCTGCGGCCACGACCAGCGCCAACGCCGCCAAGGCCGCCCCGCTGGCGGCAACGGCCAACGCCGCCGCCACCGCGTCTGGTGCGTCGTCGACCGCCAAGACCCTGGCCGGCTCCGCGACCACGACGGCCACCACGGCGGGCGCGCTTGCCAAGTCCAGCAGCCAGGTGGGCGCATCGACCGCGTCCGCCACTGCGAGCGGCGCAGCACGGGTCGGCTATGTCGTCGCTGGCGCAGCGACAGGCACGGCCGCGGCCGCGGCCAACATCACCAAGGCGACCCCCATCGCCGGCGCGGTCACCACGACCGCCACCCAGACGGGCAACGTCTCGCTGGGCTTTGCGCTGTCGACCGCATCGGGTCTTGAGGCTTCCACCGTCCTCAACGGCGGCGCCCTCAACTCCACTGCTCTCAATGCCTTCACCGGGGTGCCCACGGTCACCTCGGTCTTTGCCAGCGGCTCGCTGCTCACCGCGCAGTCGGTCGCAGGTGCGTGCACGGTCACCGCCGCTTCCAGCGCGGCCCTAGCCAAGGCGGCCCCGATCGCTGCGGCGGGCGCGGTCGCCGCCACCACGGCAGGCGCCCTGACCACGCCGAAGAGCCTGGCCGGCGCTGCTGCGGTCAGCGCCACGACTAGCTCGAGCCTCACCAAGGCGCCGTCCCTGGCGGTCGGCGTCACGGTAACGGGCGCAACCACGGCAGCGATTGCCAAAACCGCCGGCCTGACCGGGTCGGTCAGCGGCACGGCCACCGCTTCGGCCAGCGCCAAAGCTGCCTTCGTGCTGGCAGCAGCAGGCAGCACCACGGCAACAGCCAGCGGCAGCCCCGTGGCCGCGCGTCCGCTGGCAGCCAGCAGCACGACCGCGGCCACCTCGAGCGCGACGCTCGGCAAGACGGCCGGGCTTGCCGGGGCAGCCTCTGTCAGCGGTGCCACCACCGGCGCCGTGGCCAGGTCTCCGAACCTTGCAGGCGCTGCTTCCGCCGCAGCCACCCTGACGGCAGGGATTGCCAAGGCATCGCCCATTGCCGGCTCCGCCAGTGCGTCCGCCTCCGCCTCCGGTGCGCCCCTGGTGGCCTTCAGCGTCGCGGCCGCGGCCACTGCGGCCGCCACCGCAGCGGCCAGCGCGACGAAGTCGGCACCTCTGGCCACGACCGCGACCACGACGGCAACGGCGGCTGCCACAGCTGCCGCGACCAAGCCCTTGGCTGGCGGCATCAGCACCGCAGCCACCGGCACCGCCGCGCTCGGCCGATCGCCGAACCTGGCGGGCCCCCTGACGGCCAGCGCGGCCACCACGGCTGCCCCGCTGGTCGGCTACAAGGTTGCTGGCGCGCTGACAACCGCTGCCACGGTATCGGCTAACCTGGCCAAGGCACTGCCGCTGGCCGGTGCGGCGGCGAGCTCCGGCGCCACCGCCGCCAACCTGGGGCTCGCGGTTCGGCTTGCCACCACGTCCGAGGCCGAGGCCTCGAGTGTGATCAACGCGGGCGCGCTCAACGGCACTGCCCTCAATGGCAGCACCGGGGTGCCGACGCAGACGGCCGCCGTCGCCACCGGCGCGCTCGCTACGGCGCTGCCGGTGTCCGGTGCCGCCACGGCTGCCGCCACGACGACCGCCGCCCTGGCCAGCGCCAAGCCGCTCGCCGCCGCAGCCACGGCCAGCGCGAGCCTCACGGGCGCGCCGGTGGCCGCCTTCGTGGTGGCAGCGGCAGCCGCGACCAGCGCCACCGCTACCGCCACCACGGCGGTGGCCAAGACGGTGGCCGGCTCTGCCGCAACGAGCGCCACGGGCAGCGCCGGCATGAGCCTGGTGCGGGGCCTCGCGGCCGCACCCACCGCGACGGCAACGACCAGCGCTGCTGTTGGCGTCACGGTGCGCCTGGGCGCCAGCATCCAGGGCGCCGCGACTGTTGCTGCGCTCAACACGAGCACCATTCCGCTCGCGGGCTCGGCGACGACGGCGGCGACCACCAGCGCCAACCCAAGCGTCGCCTTCGTCATCAGCGGCGGCGCTACCGGTGCGGCCACGGCGTCCTCGACTCTGGCGCGCACCGCAGCACTGGCGGCGAGCCCCAGCGCTGCCGCCACCGCCTCGGCTGCTGTCGCGGCAACCAAGCCGCTCCAGGCCACCGCCACCGTTGCGGCCACAACCTCCGCGACCGCGGCCAAGACCGCCGGCCTGGCGGGAGGCCTCACCACTGCGGCTACGAGCTCGGGTGCGCCCCTGGTCGGCTATGTGGTCGCGGGGGCAGCCACAGCCGCCGCCAGTGCAACCGGCAACATCGCCACGGCGCTGCCGCTGGCCGCGACCGCAGCCAGCGCGGCGTCCAGCGCGGGCAACCTGGCACTGGCGATCCCGCTGGCCAGCGCCGCCAGCGAGACCTCCGGCGTCGTCAACGGTGGTGCGCTCAACTCGGCCACCCTCAACGGTGGCACCGAGGTGCCGCTGCAGGCGGTGGGTGTTGCCACTGGCACGCTGTCCTCGGCACTGCCGATCGCGGGCGCGGCAAGCGTCGCGGCGAGCGCCAGCGCTAGCATGGCCGCCGGCAAGGCGTTGGGCGCCACTGCGCTCAGCAGCGCCACGACTACGGCTGCGCCGTTGGTTGCGTTTGTGGTCGCTGGTTCTGCCACCACCGCCGCCACCGCGACGGCCGGCAGCACCCTCGCCAAGCCGCTGGCTGGCGCGAGTAACACCGCCGCAACGGCCTCCGGCGCCATCACTGCAGCCGCGCCGCTGGAGGGCGCCGCGACTGCGGCGGCAACCGCCAGCGCCGCCGCCGGTGTCGTCAAGGGCTTGGCGGCCGGCATCCAGGGCGCGGCCACGGTGGCTGCGCTCAACACGAGCTCTGTGCCGCTCACCGGCGCGGCCACCACGACGGCCAATGCGACGGCCAACGCCAGCCTCGCGTTCTCGCTGGCAGGCAACGCTACGGGCTCGGCCGCGGCGACAGGTTCCGCCCAGGCCGCCTTCGTGCTGGCGGGCGCGGCCGCCACGACGGCAAGCACTGCTGCTACGGCAGGCAAGTCCGCACCTCTCGCGGGTAGCGCCACCGCTGCAGCCCAGGGCAGTGGTGCGGTCACTCAGCTGGTCGCCCTGTCGACAGTGCGCGATGAAATCGCCTCGGCGGGTCTCAACGAGGGCGCGCTCAACAGCTTCGCCCTGAACGGTGACGCCAGCGCGCCGG